CATGGCTAAAATCACACAGGGCTTCTGGCTTCATACATTCAATCATCCCCCTTAATAGGGGGGATGCTGATATAAAACAGCATGCCTTATGAATAGATTCATTCATGCAAGCCTTTAAGGGAGGCGCGAGAAGATGGAAAGCTTCCAGCACCCAACTGAATACGCCCGTCTAGTAGTTTCTGGAAAGGAAAAGTCCAACGCCAATATCCTTCTAGCCTGCCGGCGTCATATCCACGACCTGGACCGGGAAGACATCTATTTCGATGAGGAGGAATTCGAGGATCTAAAAGACTTCGTTGCCCAGCTTGTGATTGCCGATGGTCACCAGTTGACTGGGAAACCGATTTGCATCCTGCCTTGGCAGTCGTTTTTCATCGCCTCGGTCTTGTGTTGGAAATTCAAAGAGACGGGAGGGATTCGATATAAGCAATCATGGGTAGAAATTGCGCGTGGGGCCGGAAAATCCACTTTGCTGGGGGTCATGATGCTTTGGGTTGCTGTTCGCTACGAGGGCTCAGAATCGGTCTGCCTCGCAAATAAGGTCGATCAGGCTCGCCAATCGTTTGAAGCCGCTGGCAAGATTGCCATGCGGTCTTTTGGGGATTGGCGATCCGAGGACGAGGATGAAAAGCGAAACGCCATGTTTGAATGCACCACCAGGGAGATCCGGTGCAGAGGGACTAAGAGCAAATTCCGCCCTATGGCGTCCAAAACGTCCACTTTGGACGGTCTGAAGTGCGTTTTTTACGCTTGCGACGAGACCGCAGAGGCAACGGAAGACTATCTCCAGAAGGTGATTTCGGCCCTTCCTAAGCTCCAAACCAGCTTCATGGTGTCCGTTACGACCCCTGGATCTGTTCAATCCGGGCTCGATAGCCATTATTACCGGCGCCGGCGCGTAGCGGATGAAGCAATCAAGGAAGAGAATTGGGACAAACTGGACGTGTTTGTCTTGTTTTATGGGATTGAGGAAAGCGATAGCTACCGCGATGAGTCTTGCTGGGCGAAGGCTCAACCTTCCCTCGGACATGTCATCGCTTATTCCGACTACCGCCGGCTACTTCGGGAATATGAGGCTCAGGATGCGATCCATAACTGGATTCGCTACCAAATGTGTGCTTATACGACCGAGGGGCTTGATTGGCTCCAGGTCTCAGATTGGCGGACCGCCTATTCCGATCCTGTAGATCCGCCTCCTGGCACCCCAATCTATGCAAGCGTCGATTTTAGCAAGGCATGGGATATCACCAGCCTCTGCTGGGGATATTGGATACAAGGCAAATTCCACGTTCGATGGCACCATTGGATTGTGCGAGACGCCCATATACACAGCGTGAAGAGGCACTATCAGAATTTTGTCGAAAACTGGGCCGAAAAAGAAAACGTGACCTTGTGCAACACGAAGATCCAATACGAGTCGGTTAGAAAAAAGCTTGAAGAGCTAAAAAGCCTCGGCGACCTCAAAAGGATCGGATATGACGCTTTGGGAGGCATGAAAAGCGAGGTTCAAGCTTGGGGAGACATTGATGACATGTACAACCCCGAAACCGATCTGCCGATGTGGAGCTTGCCTCAAACCATCGTCTCACTAGGGCCGGCGACATATCAATTGGAATCTTTCCTAAGAAATCAGAATTTGGCCCTTGAATCTGATAGTATCGTGGAGTATGCACTTGCTGGGGTCCAATTGCAGGAATCGGTCAACGGAGACCGGCGGCCCTGTAAAGCGAAATCGACCAACATCATCGACCCTATTGTGGCATGCGTAATGTTATTTGCAGTGCTAATTCGAGAGGGAGCGGAAAGGCCAGGCGCGTATTCTGACCCCAGGAACATTGCATGCTGAAAACCATTGCAACAGAAATTCGCCGCCGGTTCAAGCACACCAAATTTGGTGGTTCTACAGGTGTCCTTCCGGATAACTGGTTCAATTGGGAAAGGCCAGTCACATCCGGCGACATTGCCAATGACCCATACCAGGCACTCACTTCTTGCCCGCTAAGTAGAGCGGTCAACCTTCTGGCCGGAGATGTCGCTCGTCTTCCGGTGAAGTGCAAGGAATACACAGACGACCGATGGGAAGACTGCGAGGACTACCCAGTCCTAGACATGGTCTTGAACGATCGTGCAAACGAATATTTTAGCTCGAACGAGTGGTTCCGCTGGATGACCAGTTCGGCCCTGATCTACGGGAACTCGTTTTCCGTGATCTCGAGAGTCAACGGCGAAGTCAAGGAACTGATTCCGGTTCGGCCTTGGGATGTTCAGCTCCTCCCCGACACTACCCGAGGCGGTTGGTACTACCGATCAAGTGAATACGGCGAGATCGCACCGGCGGACATCCTTCATTTCCGAATGCCGGCGTTTCAAAGAATGCTCTGGGGTGAATCCCCCGTAATCCTTGGTCGGCGAGCCCTTGAGCTTGGCTTCGCGCAAGAAGGCGCGGGTATGTCGGCGTTTAAGATGCCTGGACTCGGGAAAATAGCGATCACTACCCGCGAGACCGTAGGGGGAGACTCGATTCGCGCCATGCAGGACGCATTCCGGCACACGCATTCTGGTCCGGAAGGAATGCTACGTCCGATCGTGGTGCAGAATGAAAGCGATGTAAAGCAGGTCGGACAGTCGCTTACTGACCAAGATTGGATTGCAGCAAGACGGTTCTCAATCACCCAGGTTTCGCAGATGTACGGCGTTCCGCCCCAGTACCTCTACAACCTCGAGAATTCCACCCAAGAACAGACTGCCGAGATGTCGAGGGCTTACATCGATACTTGTCTCGGTTCTTACTTGTCGAACTTTGGTGGCGAGATGGGCATGAAGCTCTTGCCTTCGGACGAGAGCCGTCGATACCGAATTACGTTCGACACCGCTCCTCTTATTCGAGGGACGTTCAGCGACCAAGTCACCGCTATCCAAACCGCTATCCAAACTGGCATAATGACTCGCAACGAGGGTCGAGCCATGATGGGATATCCGCCAATCGAAGGCGGAGACGAAGTGTTGATCGGTCCAAACATGCTTCCCGTACAACAGAATCAGGAGATGGCTAATGCTGGAGCATCGGATGATGCAGGCGAAAGTCCGTCCGAACAGTCGGACGATTGAAGGGGTCGCCGTCCCATACAACAGCCTCTCGGTCACTCTTCGTGATCGTCCGCGTCCCTACAAGGAACGGATGGATCCTGAAGCAATGAAGTGGGACGACTCTGTTGTAGCTTTGGTTCAGCATGACCAGCAGTCGGTTCCACTCGCAAGAGTAGGGGCTGGAACGATGCGTGTGTCGAACGCCCCCGAAGGTCTTAGATTCGAGATCGACCTCCCAGAAAATCGAACCGACATCATCGAAGCCCTTGAACGTGGCGACCTTGATGGTTCGGTCAGCGTTGGATTTGTATGCCAGGATGATTCTTGGCGTCACACTCGTGGAGCCCCTTCCGTGCGAACGGTTCGCTCGGCAATGCTCCATGAAATCTCTGTCGTCTCGCGCGGGGCATACGCTTCCGCTCGTGGCGCACTCAAGGAGTCCTCATAATGAGCGACGACATTCGGAGTCTCCGCGAGCAGCGGGACGAACTGGCAGGCAAGATGAATGAAGTCTTGCTTCGCAACGACAGCATCGAAGACGTGGAGTCCATCGAGCTTCTCGAAAAGGGCGAGGCTCGCCTTGCTGAAATTGACACCCAGATCCGTGCAACCGAAGCCAGGACCAAGGCCGAGGCAGCGGTGAAGAAGCCTAGCTTCGGATTTACTCCTTCGGCCGGATCGACGGCGCGTGAAGATCGCACTTACCGTTTCGAGGTCAACGGCAGCGATGTCAAGATCCTCGGCGGCGATCCCAACTACCGAGTCAACCCGCTGGGCGGTGGTTCAGACGGTTCGGGTGCCACGTTTACGGCTACCGATGGCAGTGGCGATCCGATCACGGGTGCAAGCATTCCGGTGGACCTGCTCGCGCAGATGATCCGAAAGCTTCCTGACCTTGCGGTTCTTCGACAGAACTTTCAGGTGCGAACCTACAGCAACGATGTCGAACTCCAGCGTGTGAACGCTCGAATCGACATGCAAACCGACGCATACGTTTCTGAAAGCGGCGCATACAATCAGAAGATTGGTTCCTTCGAGCGTATTCGCGTTCGGAACTTCAAGAGTGCCGCACGTTCCAACGTCACCGAAGAGTTCCTTCGAGACGCTCGTGGCAATGCCGTTCAGGAAATGCTTCTCCAGCACGCGGAAGAGCATGGCCTTCTCTGGGATAGTTCCTACGCAACGGGCGTTGGCGAAGACCTGGCTCCCGAGCCGGTGTTCTTGACTCCTGCTGCATGGTCCACTGCTTACAACGCGGCGGCCAGTGCCAGCACTACCGCTGCGGACGCACCCCATACGGGAATTGCGAGTGTCAATTTGAGCCTCGCAGACATCGATAACGACGGTTCAGTTTCGCCGGCAACGGTACTCACCGAAGCACTTACTACGCTCCGCTACAACGAGATCCCCGCTCAGTATTGGGGCGGCCTCAAGTGGATCATGGGACAAGAAACCTTCGCCGCGATTGCGCAGGTCGTAGACGGTCAGGGCCGACCGCTGTACCAGCCCCTGCTGACCTCGACGGTTGCAGACAGCAACGCAATCGGAACCATTCTCGGCCTTCCGGTTTCGGTCAGCAACAACCTTCCCACGGCAACTGCGGGCAACGTCGCTGCCGTTCTGGTTCATACCGAGGACTACGGAATCTTCGACCGTGTTGGCTTCAGCCAGCAGATCGACCCGTTTACCGATTCGGCAATCGGCGAGACTCGATACCTCACTCGGATGCGATCTGACGGCCGATGGCTTCGTCCTTACGCCGCCGGACAGGTTGTTTGGGTTGCCTGATCTTTCCTCTCTCGCCCCTCCCTGCCTTCGGGCAGGGGGGGGTTTGGGGATTTAAATGTCAAACACCATTTCCAATCTTGGGGCGCACCCCTTCCAAATCTCGGAGTTCCGGGATCATTTGCGTCTTGAGATTACAGACGACGATCCCGCCGTGACCAGGACATTGGATGCGGCGGTTCGTGCAGTTGAGCGGTGGACTGGGGTAATGACAAGGTCGGCGGATGTTGTTCAAGAAACTGGATATGCACTTCCGCCGTTCCGGGCCGAGGTTGGCTACATCTCAAGCCTGGGTACAATTTCAGCAATCAATACGATTGATGATTCTGCTACTGATGTAACTTCGGATTTCATTCTTGTAAACGGACATGGTTGGCCTTACGCGGTTCTTAGGCCACGGTCCTATCTTGATATGAACAACATATTCCGATGGTCTTATTCGGTTTCGGCACCGTCACCCATACCGGGAGACCTCAAACTATGCATCTTTGGAATTGGTGCCACTTGGTACGAAAACCGAGAACAAATTCAACAGAACATCAACTTGACCAAATTGCCTATCGCATACAGGTCAATGCTCGAAAACTTTAGGGATGGAATGCTTTGAACGCCGGCGCTGCACGCCACAGAATTACCATCAACTGCAAGACGCCAGCCGAAAGCGCGTCAGGGCAGGACGATTTTATTGGTGGAACCGGCACAGGTTTTACCCGTTGGGCAGCTGTTCGTTCAATCAAAGGAAAGGTTGACGATGACGGAATGCAGCAGACAGAAGGAAAAAGGTATTACAAGATCAATATGCGATATGACAGCAACATCGATTACGGATGTGTGCTGACTTATCGAGGCCGAGAATTGCATATTGAACGAATTGACAATGTGCGAGAGGTCAATCACGAACTGCACATTTATGCATTCGAGGTGGACCTGTGATCACCACTATTTCAATTAGCATGGCCGAACGGCTTCAGAAACAGCTTGGTGAAATGATCGCCAAAGGTGGCCTTGACAGAACCCAGGCCAAGCTAGCAAGCCGAGTAGCGGCTGGTGTTATTGATGATTACGCCCGAACGACCTTTAAGAACTACCCGTACCGATACGGCTCTAGTCATCGGTCTCTTAAAGGCTACTTCGACAAGAAGGGCGGCTACCACGAGCCCCGAGAACGGTTTAGGACATGGGCCGGCAGAAAAGCGTCTCTTCGGTTTCAGACCAAAAAAGGCAGCCCAACCAATTTCTGGCATCGCTCAATGATCAAGTACGAGAACAATGGCAAGGGCAACCCTTCGACCCTTTCTCACTTGATTGAATTCGGATCCTGGAACAAGAAAGCCGGTCGATTCAACCGAGCTATGAACATCCGGAAGGGTGCATTTAGAGCGAAGCAGCGTGATGCCCTCATCACACTTGAAAAAGGGCTTGCATTGGCAGTCCAGAATGCAACGTCCGGAACCAAGATGGGTCTAGTCAAATTCAGGAAGGGCGTGACATGAGCATTCCCACGACCTGTTACACGTTCTTGAACGGCATCTCGGACCTGAGCGGAATCGAGAAGTCTCCGTATGTGCGTAACCACGACGCCGGTTTCCCTTCGGTGGTCTTTACTTTCGCCGGCGATACGTTCCCATCGTCAACGACCGAAAACGTCGGGCCTAGGCTTGTTCGGTGGACGGCAAGTGTTCTTTCCCGAACAATCGAGGAAGCCGAGATTAAAGGCGAAGCCATCGTGTCTGCGGCTCAAGACACGCAGTCGCAATGCGGGCCAAACCGCGTCGTCGGCGTCACTAGAGAATATGAACCCGCGTATGATTCTGCTCGTCAGGGCATCTACATCCACACCACCGAAATGGAGTTCTTCGTATGAGCGTCCAATCCACGGGTGCCCGCCTCAAGGGCACGTTTACTCCCGCCAAAGCAGGCGGAACCCTCATTGAATTTGCAATCACGGGATTCAACATGACGGTTGAGGACCGAGCGTCCATCGACATGACCCAGGGTTCTGACACAATCAATGTGATCGTTCCCGGCAAGCGGGGCACGACTAGTGTGACCGTAAACGCCAGGTTCGACCAAAGCGAAAATACGCAGATTACAGACGATCTTCTCCAATGCGGATTTGGAGAACTGACGATTGGTTCATCAAGAGTTCCCACAGGCGCTACAACGGACTGCGACCACGTTGCGGTAGTCGGCACTGGCACAGACGACACCTTCGCCGACCTGATCGGGTTCCATGCGTACCTGATGGGATTTTCTGTGGAAGGGTCGGTGGACTCTGCCATCGATATCACGCTCAACTTCCAGCTCCGCAGCACTGGAACCGCAATCGGGCAACCTAGTTGATGTTCGAGTGCAAGCAAAAGCCTATTGAAGTCGCAGGCAAAAACATTGTTATCCAAGAACTTTCGGGTGAGCAGTTGACCAACCTTGGTGAAAGCGCCGAAGACTTGGTGGTTGCGGGCCTTGCCAGCCCGGTGGTTGATTTAGATCAGGTCAAACGATGGCCTGCATCAATCATTATGGAGATTGCTAAAGAAGTCAGTAAGCTGAATGGGTTCAATGAGGGAAACGGCTCGACCCCGTCCGACTGACGCAGTACCGGGTCGCCGAGACCCTTGGGATGCCGGTCGGGGTTATGATGAAATCCATGACAGCTCGGGAATATCTGGGTTGGGTTCAGTACCTCGATTGGAAACGCGGCAAGCAGACGCCGGATGAGACGCTTAAGGAGATCATAAAATGCCAGGCACTCATTCAGTCGGTTCCCTCTTCGTCAATATCTCCGGATCAACCAAGGGACTAAAGAAAGCCCTTGGTTCAGCAAAAAAGCAAATAGGCCAGTTCTCTCAAACGTCTGGCGGTGGCATCTTTGGCATGAGTCGCGTGGCACAGGCCCAACAGGCTGTTGCACGAGCAGGCCATCGCCGCGCTGCTCTTGAAACCTACGCATCTCGTGGCCCAAGCAGGTTGAAAGGTTCAAGGCAACAATTTTCAGGGGAAATGAAGCGTGTTCTAAATGAACAAGGAGCTGCTAAAACAGAACTAACAGCAGCAACCGCAGCAAAAAACATGCGGGTAGGGCTAGGTGTTTTTGGGGTGACAATTGGCGCAGTTGCTGCGCTTTTCAGAAAAGGCAACCAACTGGGTCAGGCTTCTATTCAACAGCACCAGAAATTTGGCGCTTTAGGTAAGGAAGGCCCCAGGTTCATTCAAGCTAGCATTGGGCAGGTAATGAAAGAACTTGCATTTGCTCAAACTCCAGAAGGTTCTGAACTTGCGGCAAAAGCAAAAGAACGAGAAGTCAGAATGGAAGATGTGGCAAGAAAGTGGGCGCCAATGGCAGACAAGCTCGCAGAATTTATGGTTGTTGTTATGGAATGGCTTGCTCCCCAAAGCAAAACAACATTCGCTCAGAGTCAAGCTGATATGCATGATCGAGCAGCGCGAAATGTCAATGGCGGTAGATGGGGAGTTGGATAATGACCGTTGATCCCACCACGCAACCAGTCATTACATTGACACAGGCGCCTTCTCAATTTAGAGAAACGTCTGGAATTATGTTTCAGCCCAACACAATTCAACTTTCGTTTCGGGTTGATTACAGTCAGTACACCGTGCTGACAAATGCCGCCGGAAAGCTCTCTACTGTCCTGAAGGACATGAGAGACCAGAACTACCAAATCTACCGAGGCCGAGCGCTTGCGTTGGGCGGCGTGCCTTCGCCGAGTCCCCTGGTGCCTTATGGGGGGTATTTCCCGGCAAGCCTAAACGCCACGGAAATGTCAGGAGTTCCCAATGGCGTGGCTCCGACTGTTACAAACATCAACGGTGCTTTGGTCCCTGGCGCATTGCACATTTGGCAGGTTGATGTGACTTTGACAATGATCGGTTACAACAACCTCAATGAACAGCCGCACGCAACGGTTACGACCCAGGCTGCGGTTCGCATGGCAAGTGCTTACAGAACCGATCCCGATTTAAAACTGTTAACAGACGCAGGTTCGCCGAATCTCGGCTCTCCTACGCAAGGCAGTGTGTTTACCACCGGCCCATGCGCTACCAACAGTAATGCTCGGGTGGGAACCTACGACAAAGACAATTGGATCACCTATCTTAAGTCCACAATGGACTGCGGTGGCGTCAAGGTCGATCTGAATGGTCAGCCTGTTCCAATAGCTATTGAGCAATTGCATCACACAATGCAATTCATCATTCGGCGTCCGAACTACGGGGAAGACATTATTCCCGGTGGGCCTGCATCACCCAGTGGCGCCGGGACCAGGTACACCGAGTGCATGTTTACCCTATGGGGCCGTGCTGGCACTTGGTTGCTTAACAAACGAAATGCAGAAGTCCTTTTTGGTTACTCGCCTGGAACGCTACTTTGCACCGCAGTTAGCACAAATGTAATCGACGACGAATACATGATGTGCAACGTTACCTTGACTTGGGATGAATGGGCGCACTGCGACCAAGCGCCTTGGGGTTTTAGTGGAAATGTACCCCCCACAGCCGAAAGCACTGCGTCAAGCGGAACTCCAGACAGGCCAATCCTAAACGCCGACACCGTTTATTGGATTAACCCATACGCCGAATGTTTCAATTTCGCTTCTGCGGATTTCCCTTACGGGGCGTATGACATGTTCAATGAATCGATATACCCGCAGGCATGATCGGAACTCCTTGGCACAACCTCTCGCCCGTAAAGGTGATCTCTTCATCGGCAATCGCCGGCCAAAGCGGGAGATGGCTTTACATGGTTCAGGCGGTACAATTTGGCTCGTCAGTAGAAGATGTCCCCACGGTGCCAACAATACCCACAGGTGGCCCGAAGGAATACAAGGCGTACAGCATGTTCGAGTATGCCAACACGGCATCATCTCACATGGGTGTAGACCCAACATCGCTGGCAGGTAATTTTGCGTTGCAGCCGATACCTGACGACACGATTGTTCCGGCGTTTATTTCCAACGGCATAGCGTCAGACCCTAACGCTACAGAAGGATCAATGGTCCTTCTGCTCTGGCCTAATCAATTCGATGGAACTTGTTGATGTCTACTCGTGCTTGCTGCGATTGCGAAGGATGCGAAGACTGCTTTTCAACTGATGCGTCGAACGCATGTTGTCGATTAAACAAAAAAGACACTCTTGTTCTAAAAATAGAACGTCCCGGTTGGACTAGAGAAGCGGCAGCACAGATTCAAGGGGGCGGAACTGGCGGCACTTGCGCCTGTGTGTCTAACACTAGGATTACCGGCTCTACCTCTTACTCGCAAGCCGAGCCATTGTTGGTGTCGTACAAACACTTTGTTCCTGATTCAAGCAGGGCAGACGCCGGCGACACCGCTATGTGGTTTTCTGACAACGGTTCATTTGGTTGTCGGGGCGGAGTCGATATCACGGATCTTTGGATGCTTTGGCCTCCCTTGTGTTACCAACAAGCGGGTACTGGAACTTCCGGAAACATTTCGTTTTGCTGTGACAACAATTGCAATTGCACAACATCCAGCACGATCAGAACCAGAATTGGCCCTGCGGACCGGCTTACTCCGTCTATTAATTGGGTTTGCACTAATTCCAATTCGGCTAACGCTACTAACCCGAATCTGACCAACGTGCAGGTCGGTGCTATTGAAGGGGTTTTAAATGGCAGAAGTATTTTCCAATACAACTGCCAGCCAGGCGACGGAAATCCTAGCGCATCCATAAGCGATACTTCGCAATGCGACTACGGGGATTATTCCTGGCTAAAAGGAATCTACGACGACGGCGCGAATAGTGGATCGACTCAATACCGTCATTTTTATTACGACCCGTCTGGAGCCGGCTCGGTTGCAGAAGCAGCGGGTTTAAAACCTTTAGCACACACAATAGTTTGCGTGATGCACCGCGAGAAGTGGTACAAAGCCTGCGACACTTCTGATGGTGGAACCAGCGCTTGCAACACTGTGTCAAATTGGATTTGCCGCGCTCCAGAATATTGGGCATACGGGTGTGCTGGCATACCGATTTTTTCCTGGGAGCTGTTCAAAATGCAACAGTCCGGGAAGATTACTGCCGCAGAATACAAGGAGTTCTTTAAGCTCCAATACCAGAACAAGCCAATTGGCTCGACGGTCACTGGCCGTTCTTGTCTCAACAAGCTGTCTAATTCACATTGGTATTCGCCCTCCGATAGCGCTGGGTATTCAATCCTTCAGACAAAGGATTGGTCAGGAATCACGCTTCCTGGAGAGTCCACGCCGGTCTCCTTGTCGGACACCAGATTGATCCGAAAGGATCTTGCACGGTTTACCGCTGGACCTCGCGGATACGCCCAGACCGTAGTTGCTAACCAGCTTTATGATGCAAGGCCAGGAGGTTGGACGCATATTTGCGGGAACCCTCCAGAGGTTTGCGATGTGAATTGTTCCAGCACGCTTTCCGGTCAGGATGTGAAAGAACAAGCCCCACAAGTCTCCAGGACTTTGGGGTGCAACGGCGCTGCGACTCCATGCAACGAAACAACATGGGTAGGTGAAGGTGTTGGAGGTTCAGTATCAATACAGAACACTTCAAAATGTTTTACGGCATCTCCGTTTCCGCAATGCGGCACATGCGTTAATGGAGTCACTTGTAGCGGTTGCGGCATTTGCAATTCAGCCGGCTGTTCTGGATGCAGCATATTGTCGGTTGCATGCGGAGACAATGTAGTCAATTGCGGGCAAGACACATTTAGATCGTCCTGCGACAACATACATTTTACGTTTGCATACAACTGGCAAAAGCAATTGCCTGACGGCCAGGAAGACTGCCTGCTTCTGAACCACGCTTATTTGGTAGTAGCCAGAGCGCCATGCGAATACAACACGACAGACAATTCTTGCGAAACAGACGCTTGCCTTAGCGGGCCAGCGTACAACACGCCTAATCCAACGCAGAACCTGCTTACTCTAAACAGCAGTAAGCAGTTGAATTGTGGTAACCAACCATCCAGTGATTTCTGCGATGCATCTGCCAAGACTATACGCGACGGAACCTTGACCAATCTAACGTATGTGTGCCGAGGATCTACTGCAAAACAAATTGTGGTAGCAGACAACGCCGCCGGATCTTTGCAGGACAAGAGCATTGTTGATTCTGACGGTTGCGGTCGTCATCTTTGCAACGACACGACGAACCCGGTGGGTGCTTGCTGTGTAACTGAAACCTCTACTAGCACGGTTGTCTGTAGGGATTACATGACGGCAACGGAATGTGCGAGTTGCGGAGCAATCAGCGGATATAGTTCTGTCTGGAAAGGCAAGAATTCTTGTTGCGAATCTAACCCTTGTTGAGGAATGCAAATGACCTACATGACGCCTGGAACATCTGGAACGGTCGGCCAAAACCCACATTCGACCCCCCCCGCCCCTTCAAAGAAGATGCGTGGTTTGGGAGACCTGTTGCATTGGGTGTTTCAGAAGATAGGCATCGAAGTCGTGGTCAAGAAGGTCACCAAGGGGAAGGACTGTGGGTGCGCAAAGAGGCAGGAAATGCTAAACAACGCTGTGCCATTTACGAAGGACGAAACAGATGTCTTGTGACCCCACGCGCCTTAAATTGAGCAATTCTTCTGCCACTACTTTGGGCTTTACAGTTAGCCCAGATCCTGGATCTGTCAACCTGACGTTTCAGGTAGATGGTCTTTCAATTGATTCGACTGTCGCATTGTCCAGCGGCGCTGGCGTAGCAGTGATACCAGCGGTCACCGCCGGCGAGAATACGATTTATGACGCCACGCTACAGGTTGGTTCAGGCGCTGCGGTGGCTACCGAAGTGCAAATTGTAGAAGCCAATGTTCCACAGAGTGTGGGCGTGACTGTTTCTAGTGCTGGAGTTACCTATTGCGCCCCTTCCGGTGGTGGATCCGGTAGCGGAGATTTGGATTCTGTCACGCTCACTGGGGGAGACGGTCTTGAAATAATCAGCCAAGGCGCCACAGCGGGTGCTTACACCGCGACTCTTGCTGCTGACCTCAAAGCAAATGGTGGAGTTGTATTTGAATCTAACGAGCTAGCAGTAGACCTGTCCGCTACAAGCCTCACCGGAACACTTCCAGCGGCATCCGGTGGCACCGGGTTGACTAGTGTTTCGACCTTGCTGAACTCTAATACCAGCTCGACCGATGTCGGTCTCGGTAATGTTGAGAACACCGCCGTATCGACTTGGGCTGGTTCGTCCAATTTGACGACGCTCGGAACGGTTGGAACGGGGACCTGGTCGGGAACGACCATTGCTATTGCGCATGGTGGAACGGGTGCTACCTCTGCACCGATGGTGGGCGTGATTACGGCGGCAGATGCTTCAGCGGCCAGGGACGTTTTAGACGTTGTCAATGTCGGTAGCTATACGGGTCAAATCGAAACGGTGACCGCGAAGACGTACACACTAGATCCCGCAACGGCTACCGCTCGAACCTTGTCTGGGTTGTACATGAAGACTGGTGCAGATAGTTGTACCGTAACTATCAAGAATGGATCTGATGACGTCATAGCTGGTCAATCTGTTGGCACGGGTACGGGATCCATCACGATCTCCAGTAACCTGTCGGTGGCGGCCGATTCTGTCTTGTCTATCGTCGTCACCGCAATCACTGGTACGCCGACCGATCTGGTCTTTTCGTTGGAGTACACCGAATGACCTCGCGCTGGTTGTATTTTCCGACACCTGCTAGCGGCGAAACAGTCCTCGACACCTACACGCTCGCCGGCAACACTTGGCGCTGGCGGTCTACCAATGGTTGGTGGAACCGTTGGCATCTGGGGACCTGGAGTTCAACCAGCTCCGCGACTGGTACATATCTCACCGTCGATAATGGAAGCCAGATTCAGGGTGGGTTCATTCGCTTTGGAAGTATTGGCAGCGGCATACCTTCAGACGCGCGGATTCGGTTGACGGTCAGTCCTTCAACAGGAGGGGTCAAAACATCGGTGGAGGGTGCCCCGGCAGCCAGTGACGCGCGGTTCTATTGGATCGACTCTGGGGGCAGCACTATTTCGTTCACAGATGCGGAAATCGAAAATGGCGGTACATTTGGATGGGATCAAACTGATTCCATAACGCTCGAATTGTTCACACCATAAGGAGCTGAGATGTGTTGGAAATTCTGTCCGATGCGACAGGGGTCATCATTGCCGGGTCAATCCTGTTCGCGGCAAGGGAAATGCGCCGCATTAGTAATGCTCTTAGGGATCTTGATCTGCGTGTTTCTCGCCTTGAGTCTGTCTGGATGCACGGTAAAGGGGTTCAGCAACGTCCCGGACAATCAACCGACGACCCCTTCGCAATTGAGGTCCGCAGCCGCGATCGCAAGAGCGGAGGCCCAGGCTCTGGATCAGATTGCTGATCATCAAGAGGGTGTTATTCGAGACATGATGAGCAAGGTTCAGCAGGCTGCGGAGGGTCTCGGGGCACCTGCCATTGTCGGCACGGCTCTCGGAGCTGCCGGCGGTTTGTTTGTGCCTACGCCGGGTCAACGCCGGCGGGAAAAGGTTGCGGCTGCCGAAGCAAAAGCTAAAGTGACCCCCTCCGGGGCCTGAGCATGCGAATTCTCGTCATTGGGGACATCCACGAACCCGCAACGCACCCCGCTTACCTTGAGTGGTGCAAGCATCTTCACGAAAAGTGGAGCTGCGACGAGGTCGTGATGATCGGCGATGTCCTTGACTACCATGCAATTAGTTTCCACGGGAAAGAGATTGACGCTCCGAACCCAGAAGTGGAATACGAGATTTCTCTTGCTGGCGTGGCTCGCTGGCAGGACGCTTTCCCGGTTGCGACTGTTACGATTGGGAATCACGACGAGCGGGTCCATCGCCTGGCCGCCTCCGTTTCGATCCCGGCTCGATTCATTCGTTCATTCGGCGACCTATGGGAAACGCCGAAATGGAAATGGGTTCGAGAGGCAGTAAAGGACAAATGCCTGTTTATCCATGGAACAGGGTTTTCCGGCCAGCAGCCCGAAATAGCCGCTGCACGGGCTTCCATGATGAATGTGACCCTGGGCCACTGCCACAGCGTTGGGGGCGTTAGGCGGGCCTCTACGCCCTCTCAGGACATTTGGGGGATGTCTACTGGTTGCGGGGTTGATATTGAACATTCAGCCATGCGGTACGGGAAGAATCTGGTTTCAAAACCTGTATTGGGAGCCGGCGTGATTATTGACGGCCAACCGATTCACGAAGCGATGCCCCATCGCCGAGGGCAGCCTTTCCACCGTTCCCGATTCCGGAAGAAGAAGCGATGACCACCCAGGACCAGTCTGTGAAGCAGATCCAAACTAGATTGATTGAAGAGGTCGGGGCTGACGCGGTTTTGATCGTGTTCTCGAAAACGAAGAAGAATGCGACGACGACCCATATCCACACCTGGGGGAACATGCTTGCCTGCAAGGGCCTCGCCGAAGAAGCCTACGATCATTTCATACCAGAAGAAACAGAAGACCCCGCCGATGATTGACGGGGTCTCCTGGAACCTGATCGGACGATGGAACGATCGGGTTCTACTGGTGATCTTAGTCTAGCAGGCTCCATCCCATTTGCGTGATTGTTCTCGCACTGGTTTTAAAAATCCCTGGTCCAGCGCGTGGTGACATTCCTTGCATACCGGGATCACGTTCGTGAAGACCATCGCCAAAGCTGGCGCGCGAACCACCGGCTCAATATGGTGGACTTCTTCGGATGCACGCTTGCTGCATTGTCGGCAACGTGGTTCCCTTCGGATGATCGCATCCCGCCATTTGCGGTATCGGCGAGTCGTTCGAGGGTCTCGGGTTCCGAACACATCTCTAAACCTCAAATTGGGTTCTCCCAATCCTCTACGGTCATGATGCGAATGTCAACGCCAGGTTCAATGTCGTCAAGGGAATGATTTGTGACCGGGGTCTCGACTTCAAAGTACCGCACCAGCGAATCGTCGATGAGAATGCCGGAACGCACCAGCGCATCAAAGACAACTTTTACCGGGCCATCAATGTCACGCTTTCGCCGGTCAGGCCACCAGATTGCAAGCGAGATCCGATACCCCTTGTCAGTTGGAATAGGCCCCGATCCGGAAAGTGCTTTTGCAGCCTCGTCCTCCCATTTTCGGAGTTTCGGAGCTTTGGCGAGACGCAATTTGTTCCCGACTCGCATTGGCATCATGCGATGATTGCTCGTTGGTGGAAGAGGTAGGCGGTATTCGTAATAAATATCAATCGTCATAGCTGGCCTCAATTACGTCGTCTTCGATGTCGCTTACAGCCTGCTGGAGAGCGTGGTAATGCTGCTCCATGAAATTGGATCTTCGCTCCAACAGTTCATCCGATGGGACCGTCGCAAAAGATTCTGCAAAATCTGTGTACACCTGGATTGGGATGGGAAACGCGACTTGTTGGGGTGCGTGTTTGAACATCACAACCCAATGCGGTCCGCTTTCAGAATCTTGGGCAGTAATAGAAATAATCGCCGAAAAGTCACGAACCAACATACAGGTAAAAGTGCCAACGAGCGTCCACGCAGCCGATTTCGCAACGTCACCGTCATATGATTCTTCATTGATCATCATCGTCTGATCCTAAGTGAGGAAATACCTCGCGTCTCGGGTGGTTCCGGATTTACGCAAGGCATTCTTGGAAAGTAACATTCGCATTGCACGCTGCATGCGAACAGGGGTGAGCTTGCAGGTATTTCTGATTTCCCCGCCGGGTATCCCGTCGAAAACACTGTCGGCAAGAAGCTCCCGTTCTGGTTGAATTCTGGATACAAACCGCAGAATCTCATCGGCATCTTCATCGGTCTGAGTTCTCTTCTGTCCCTTTTCGACCGAACGGGTCGCCTCGAACCCGTCCTCGGTAAGCCAACAAGCGATTGCCGGCTCGATCTCTTGGAACCGGCCTGTTCCAGTCAGGACTCTAACCTGCCCAGGGTCGGGAGCCTCGGCGACCTCCTCGTCCTCGC